TGTCCAATGAGTACATTAGACGTTGCGCTTGCCGACGCTTAGAGTTCAGGCGTAGCTGAAGCGTTATATTCCAGATGCCCAGTGCGATGGCTATCAGTTCGTAGTTCATTCCTTGTCCCCCCTGCGTACCTCGTTGAAGTCTCTTACGTGTAGCTCGTTGTCTAGCTTGTGCTGATAGTTATCGAACCTTTTATGCACCTTGTCGTTGTGGCTGTTGTCCAGTGGGGCAGTGGGCAGTGCCTCTACCTTGGCTAGTAATACTTCTACCGCATCGTCAGTCAAGTGACCCTCCACGTCGCTCGTTATCGGTGTCGTGTAGCACAGGTTAAAGTCCCCGTTGGTGTCAAAGGCTAAGACCGCTAACTCCCACAGCCCCTCGTCGCCTCCGTAGGTATGCTCTCCCTTGACGACCGACGCGCCGTACCCGTTGGTGAACTTGTACAACTTCTGCACTGCCCCTGACTCAAGCGGACGCGCATCGAGTGGCTCGTAAATCTTCCTTATCTCCATCCCAGTCTCCCTTTGATGTGGTTCATGTGCGCGAACAGATACTCGCGCTCGGTTGTAGTGCCTTTCTGCCGTCGCAGGATACGCTTGATGTCGCGTATTAGTTTCTTAGCTGGCTTCATCATTGATCTCCTTGATCTCGGCCTTCATCTGGTTAATCTCTCGTGCACGTAGCTGCTCGTTAAGACTCTTGACCAAGTCGGCAACAGGATCGACTGGCTTGTTAAAGAAATAACAGAGCAGGGTGTGGTGTCGCAGTGCCTCTGCCCTGTACTCCTCGCGCCGCCGCTTGTATCCGTCTGCGCTCATGCCCATCACTTCTCTCCTTGTTTAATGACCATCTTCAACTCCTCGCACATCAGCCATATCTTATGACCCTCATCACGCATGGCATCACTACCGCTATGCAGGCGGTGTTGGATCGGTTCAAGTCTCTCAAGCATCTCGTTCAAGAACTCATAGAACGCTTCGACCACTTCCTTCGACTCCTTGTGTGACTTCTCAAGTACTGCAATGTAATCAGCTAAAAGGTTCTCGCTCATTTCACCAGCCCTCCCTTGTTGTTTAGTCCCCTAAGATCAGCTAGGTCTGTAATTAACATGTAGTTGCTCTTGTGCATCGGTGCTACTGTGCGCTTAACCTGCTTGGACGCAGCCTCCCCGCATGGCAAGCAAGTCTTGTATCCCAACGCCCACCGCTCGTGAGCTACCTCCGCCCCACATACGATGCAGTCTCGTGTATGTTGTTCACTCATGAACTACCCCCATCATGTAATCGTGTGCTACCTCAGTCTCGACCTTGACCCCGACTGCATAGGCGTAGTTGCCAAGCCTCACCGTGTCGTACTCCATGCCGTTACCCTTGACCCAAGAGTATTCCAGCGCATAGGGCGTAGAGCAGTTGCTGTGCGGATCGCAGTTGAAGGTATCTGCCATCTCCTTCAGGGTACGCTGAATCAGTAAGTAGAACGGGTTGGTCTCGTTGCCCCAGTCCACGTTGTACAACTCAAACAGATACCCCCGCCCGTCGATAGTCGATATACCGTCCATGAACTTGTACATCTCAGGCTTTTCCCTCAAGTGCTGGCGTACCCACTCCTTGAGTATCGTGTAAGAAGCCATTTGCTGATGGTATTGGTCTTCGTAGTGGGCAGACTCGCTGCCCACCCGTAGCACGTTGGCATACAAGGCAATGACTACCTCGGCATCCTTACGCACATGACCCCCGCCCTGCCACGTCCCAATAAGTTTGCTCGTTGATACCATGTTGTCCCTCCCACAGGTCTAGTTCCAGTTGAATCCACAGCGGCATGTCATCCGCTTCGGTGATGTTGTCAAATGCGTCTTGTGCATCAGCCAACGCTTGGCCTGTCAGATCAGGCATATCCATGTGCCAACGCTCATTGCGTAGAATCTCCCGCCCTCTGATTGCGTCAGCTACAAGCTGCTTGTCGTACCCGTAGTCGTGGTCTTTGCTGTACGCATAGCCGCGCTCGATGGCGTCTTCTATGAGTTTCTTAACTTGTCCCATGATGTTGCCCTTTCGTATTTGATTTCAGGTATCCCTGAATCGTTAATTAAGATTGTTGGTGCCAAGGTTATGTTGCTTGCTTGATACATTGCCCCTTGACACTATAATTATACCATTATTTGACATATAAGTCAAGGATATAGAATGGGTTTTTTGTTCCAGTGGGTTTGGGCAAAATCAGAACAGAAATGGGGTCTGTTCTACTAGATGTAGTAGATAAACGGGGTTTTGTTCTGGTTTTTAAATGTTGCCAGAACGGGAAGAATGGGCTGAAAAGCCGCATGAAACCTAGCTTCTTCTTTATTTATTTAATATATATAGTATATAAAGTGTGTTCTGTTCCGGTGAAAAAATAGGGTATGGGTAGTCGAGAGTGTTTTTTGGTGCACTTGCCCCAAAGGACGTTCGACCTGCATTTTTCGCGTTCTCTGCCCATACCCCCTAAAAACACCGGAACAACCGGAACAGCGTGTAAGTCGTTGATTCTAAAGGCAAAATCTTGTTCCGTAGCCAGAACGACAACAAAATTACCGGAACAAAAAACCGAGTTATCCACAGGCTGGGCGTCATTTAAGCAAACGGTAAATGATGCAACCCATTTCAGGGTACCCTGAATCGTTATTTAGCGTTCTAGCTCACGCTTGCGCTTGCACACGCGCGCGAGGACAAAGAACTGGTTTCAAATCGCGGGGCGAAAAAAAGCCCAGACCTTTCGGTCTGGGCTTCGGGTGTTACTCTGCTACAGCATATCCTGTAGCAGTCTCATACTTGACCTTGAAGGCGATAATCGCATCGTCAAGGGCTTTCTGATCAGCAGTCACGTCACCACGCGCTGATGCGGTTTTGACACGATCTTTCATTTTTGACAGCATCTTTGCTGCTGCTACATTGAAGGCGTCAGTCGCTGCGCGAGTACTCGCTTCGGGGTTGCGCAGTTTCTGAACCTTACGGGCTGCTGTCTTAAGATCAGACAAGCAATTCCAGCAGTACTTATTGACCTTGTCGCGGATATCTTTCAGCAGGTTGTACTTGTTCAGGTCAGTCTCTTTCAATGCACCGAAAGCCTGCTGCGTATAGCTGAAGGCGTGGACTACGCCGATGTTGACACTTTCGAGAAACTTCGTGTCAGGGTTTAGTTGATCAATCGGCAAGTAATTGCCGTCAATCACTGCGTACGCGACTTCAGGGTTACGCTCTGAATAACGCTGACGAAAACCTTCGTACAGGTCAGACTTTGCTTCTGAACCGATCTCATCAGGAAAGCCCGCGATGTTATCCAAAGCCCACGCGCCGTCAGCGCGTACTGCGTCAGACTTACCTGCTGCGTGATAACCGAAGTCGCGGATCGACTTGTATTCAACCGGTTGGTTGGCGGGTACTACAGAAGTTTTCTTAGCCATGATGACTACCTTTCGAAAATACCAGAAACGATTCGGAGTGAATCATTCATCCGGTAGAATACTTATACCTGATACCTAACTCATAAATCAAGGTTTCACCCGTACCTGAACCGCTATTTAACGCGCTTGCTCGCGCACGATTGCGCCCTCGCCCGACTGCGCGCGACGACAGATAACTGGTTTCAAAACCCCGCCGGAGCGGGGCGGGGACTACGCGAGGAGCTGACCCAGTGAGTCGTAGGTCTGTACCAACCTAGCGCCTTCCCACAGTTCAGCGTAAGGCAGCGTGCGCGTTATGATGTGGAAGAGTTCTACTGCATCGTTGTACTTGTGTGCGTAGTAGACGCGCTGCATGTCGCTTGAGTAAGTGACGATCTTGTATTCTGGTTTCATGGTATTGCCCTTTCAGTAGTGGGGGCCGAAGCCCCCGGTTGGTTACAGTGTCATCATCAGGAATGCAGTGAACAGCATCGTGGCGCAGTAGATCGCTGAGAGTATTTCGAATCCGTAGTTCTTCATGGTGTTGCCCTTTCAGTAAGAGGGGGCCGAAGCCCCCGTTAGTTAGAAGCGTGCGCCGATCAAGCGTCCCCGCTTGCCGATCATCACTGTCGCATTAGCTGGGTAGCAAGCCGCCCAGTCCAGTGCATCCTTGTAGTCCCGTGCGAACCGCACTGACTCGATCCCTTCCCACTTCATGACCACAACGTAGCAGGTCAGTCGATACCACAACGTACGGATAGGATGCTCATTCATGTTCTCTTTGGTGAAACGCATCAGGTATTTCTTTTTCATGATTAACCTTTCTGGTTGACAGCGATGCGGTATTGCATCGCTTGATTATGTTATAGCTGATACCACCCCCATATGTCCAGCTCCCGCCCGCACCCCCGGCACCCCCACCCCCCTAAATCCCGCTTAGGAGTCCCGCGCCACCACTACACCAAGACTTACACAAACAACTCCACTGATTTCCAAACTCCGTGACACGGCTCATCGCTCGTGTCACAAGGCTCATCTAACATACCCCTCCCCTATTACTTTGTTACCCCACCCCCATCACTAATTTTTATACTTCGAGCCTTGTCGCACTTCAGAAACACCCCCCGTCACTTATTTTTAGAGTCCCGTTTCCTCTAGGTGTATATTTTTATAAGTCGTGCTATATTCGGTAAATAATCACTTCAGCCACAAAAAGCCTTATGAATGTGATCGTCCCTAATGTGGAGGAAGATATTCCTCTGCCAGCCTCCGCTTTTGAAGCCATGCCACCTCTTTCGCCTCACGAAGAGTTGGAGATGCGTGCCCGTACTATTAAGTTAGTCTCTGATCTAAACAACACGCCAATTGAGCCTTCTCCAGAACACATGGAGACCGCCCGAGAAGTGGCAAAGCAGATGATGCACAACCCGGCGCACCGCCCGGAGTTTGCGAAGTACCCCAACGAAGTCATGGCTTACCTTGCGGGCATGGTCGCGCAGAGCAACTGCATGATCGTGGAAGAGTTGTCCGACCTAAAACTCTACGTAGTCAACAAGCTTGTGTCCGAGGTAGAGAATGCCAAGGACGCCAAGGCCAGAATTACAGCCCTAAGTAAGCTAGGCGAGGTTGATGGGGTTGATGCGTTTAAGAAACGTAGTGAGATGACGGTCAAGATACAGAGTATTGAGGAAGTCGAGCGCGAGTTGATCGAAACTCTGAACATGCTGGAAGATCAGGTCATCGATGTTGAGGTAAGGGAGGCGTCAAGTGGGCTTGGAGACGCTTAAATTATCAGCAGCAGAGCTAAATAAGCTGCGTGCGGCACTGCCGACGATGCCTGAGAAGCAGAAAAGGCGCACTGCCGAGCTATTAAAGAAGTATAAAGAGGAAGTAACCCGCGAAATCAGCAAGGAATCGTTCCTTGACTTCGTAAAACACGTCTATCCGGGCTACAAAGTGGGGCCGCACCACTATAAATTAGCGAAAATCTTCGAAGATATTGCCGCAGGCAAGAAAAAGCGGGTGATTGTGAACATCGCCCCGCGTCACGGCAAGTCTGAACTTATCTCTTACCTCGCTCCCGCATGGTTTTTGGGTAAATACCCCCAAAAGAAGGTCATTATGGCCTCTCACACGGCTGATTTGGCTGTCCAGTTCGGTCGTAGGGTGCGAAATCTCGTCGGATCGGAGCCATACCATGACGTTTTTCCGCAGATTGAACTACAGGCGGACTCAAAGAGTGCGTCAAGATGGGGAACGAACTTCGGAGGAGAGTATTTCGCCATTGGGGTGGGCGGTGCTCTGGCTGGGCGCGGTGCTGATCTATTTATTATTGACGACCCCCATTCTGAACAGGAAGCCAAACTGGGAAGACCAGAAGTGTTTCTACCTGCGTGGGAATGGTTCCAATCAGGGCCAATCCAGCGTCTTATGCCGGGTGGGGCGATTATCGTAGTAATGACCAGATGGAGCAAACTTGATCTTACTGGGCAGATTGTTACGCAGATGGAGCGCAGCGATGATGTGGATCGCTGGGAAGTGGTGGAGTTCCCGGCAATCGACGAGAACGACGAACCTCTCTGGCCCGAATTTTGGCCGGTTGAAGAGCTGCTGGCGAAAAAGGCAAGCCTTGACATCCGATACTGGAACGCCCAGTACATGCAGCAACCGACCTCGGAAGAGGGCGCGTTAATTAAGCGTGAGTGGTGGAATATGTGGGAAGAAGACGACCCACCGCAGTGCGAATTTACAATTATGTCGCTTGATGCGGCACAAGAAGCAAACAACCGGTCTGACTTCAACGCCTTAACAACGTGGGGCGTGTTCTACAACGAGGAAGTCAATAACTACAACATCATTCTTTTGAACTCTATTAAGAAACGAATGGAGTACCCAGATTTAAAAGAGTTGGTGTTGCAAGAGTATCGGGAGTGGGAGCCAGACTCGTTCATTGTTGAAAAGAAGTCTTCCGGTTCCGTGTTGTACCAAGAGATGCGGCGTATGGGTGTGCCAGTACAAGAGTTCACACCGGGCAAAGGACAAGACAAGATTTCTCGCGTAAACGCTGTCTCTTCACTGTTTCATGGCGGTATTGTGTGGGCACCACACAGACGTTGGGCGATGGAGGTCATAGAAGAGTGCAACGACTTCCCGTCTGGCATTAATGATGACTTGGTGGACTCGACCACGCTGGCTCTACTACGTTTCCGGCAGGGTGGGTTTATTAGACTAGAGACTGACGAACCTGAAGAAATTCAGTTGTTCAAGTCGAAGCGCAGCCGCGCTTACTATTAAGGATTGATCATGAGTATCGAGAAGGGATTGTACGCAGCCCCGTTGGGCTTGGATCAGGCAGAGATGGAGCCTGACTTGGAGATTGAGATTGAAGACCCGGAAGCTGTGCGCTTGCGCACGGAAGGATTAGAGATTGAGATCGAGCCTCGTGAGATGGATGATGAGGACTTTGAAGCGAACTTGGCTGAGTTTATTCCAGACAACGAGCTGTCGCTTCTTGCCAGTGAGTTGATTGGTGACTACGAGGAGGATGTATCCAGCCGCAAGGACTGGGTGCAGACGTACGTTGACGGTCTTGACCTTCTGGGGATGAAACTTGAAGAACGGACAGAACCTTGGGCAGGTGCTTGCGGAGTTACACACCCTCTTCTCACAGAGACACTCGTCAAGTTCCAGTCGGAAACGATCATGGAAACTTTCCCGGCTGCTGGGCCGGTTAAGACGAAAATTATCGGTAAAGAGACTTCTGAAAAGAAAGATGCGGCTGAACGCGTCAAAGACGACATGAACTATCGTCTGACAGAAGAGATGCCTGAATACCGCCCTGAACACGAGCGTATGTTGTGGGGCTTGGGTCTGTCTGGTAATGCGTTTAAGAAGGTGTACTACGACCCGTCCATCGGACGGCAGACATCGATCTACGTTCCTGCTGAAGACGTAGTTGTACCGTATGGCGCATCATCTTTGAGAACATGTGAGCGTGTAACACACGTCATGCGTAAGACTCCGAACGAGCTACGCAAACTACAAGTCTCAGGCTTTTATCTTGACGTTGACTTAGGCGACCCAGTTAATACCATTGAAGAAGTCGAGAAGAAGATTGCAGAGAAGCTGGGCTTTAGAGCTACTACAGAT